AGTAATTCGAACCCCGGGGTTTCAACAGCGCGGACCGGTTTTCGCAGCCTAAACATCTCTAAAGGTGCAGCCTAAACACGGGCCTAAACATCTAAAGGCGGGTGATGACGTGAGTGCTTTGCCTGCCACTGACCCGATTACCAAGGCGGAATTCGCGCGGCGTCGCAGCGTTTCGCCTGGTCGCGTGAGTCAGTGGATCAGCGAAAAGAAGATTTCAGGCGATGCACTGGTCGGCGAGGGCCGCGAGCAGCGCGTCAACGAGGCGATCGCGTGCCAGCAGCTGCGGATTCGTCTCGACGTCAATCAGGTGACCGGCAACGGTCTCGACACCAACCTGGCGCTGTCGCCATCGTCTCCGCCGGCTGCGGATGCCGCGCTGCCGATCGAGCAGCCGCCCGCGCAAACGCCGCCGACAGCGCCAGCGCCAACAATTTCGGACGAAGTCGGCGAGGCGATCAAGCGTAACAAGCTCGAGCAGCTCGAACGGCAGAATCGGCAGGAGCAACGCGACGAGCTGGTCGACGCAGGTCGGCTTACCGACGCCGGCGCCGTCAAGCAGGAGGTCGGACGGGCGATTGCGCGGCTGAACGGCGAGTTCGACGGCACGCTCGCATCGTTTGCGACGGCGTTGTCCGCCGAGTTCAAGTTGCCGCAGCGCGACGTGCTGCATCTGTTGCGTCGTGAGTTTCGAAAATTCCGCGCCGATAAGGCACAAGCGATTCGTAGCGAGGCCGAAGCATTGCCGTCGATGGTCGACTTCGATCCGTCGCCGGAAGCGCTGCCGGCGCAACCCGCGCTCGAGGCCGCCGAGTGAGCATCCAGATCGCCAACGCCGAGCGCCTGGTGATGGAAGCCACGGCCACGGCGATCGAGCCGCCGCCCGTCGTCGACTATGTGAAGTGGGCCGAGGACAACGTCGTCTTCACCAAGCGCGAGTCGCCGTTTCCCGGTCCGTACAACAGGAAGCTGTTTCCGTACTTCGACGAGATCCTGCGCGCGCTCTCGCCGGACGATCCCTGCCGCATCGTCACCGTCGCGGGCTCGGCACAGATCGGCAAGACCGTCATTGGCAACGTGTTCGTCGGCGGGTCGATGGACATGGACCCGACCGACTTCCTGGTCGTGCATCCGACCGAGGAGAACGGCTCGCGCTGGTCGAAGCTGAAGCTGCTGCCGATGCTTCGCGGTACGACGTCGCTGAACCTCATCTTTCCGCCGGGCTCGCGCGATGGCGCGAACTCGGTTTTGATGAAAGAACACGTCGACGGCCTCGGCGCGATCCTGATCTCCGGTGCGAACTCGCCTGCGTCGCTGTCGCAAGTCACTATGCGCCGGCAGATGCAGGACGATCTGTCGAAGTGGGAGATGAACGTCGCGGGCGACCCGGAGATGCAGGCGGACAACCGCTCTCGCTCCGACGAGTTCGCGAAAATCCTGAAAACCTCAACGCCGTTGGTGATGCCGGGTTGCCGCATCACCAAAAGCTTCGAGGACGGCAGCCAGGAGATGCCTTACGTCCCGTGCCCGCACTGCGATGCGATGCAGGTGCTGGAATGGGAGAACATGCTGGCCGCGCTCGATCCGGACAAGCCGGACGATGCGCACTTCAGTTGCATCGAGTGCGGCGTATCGATCGAGGAACATCATCGCCCCGCGATGCTGGCTCGCCTCGAGTGGCGGGCGCATAACGAGAAGGCGAGGAAGTTCCACCGCTCGTTCTGGATTTGGAGCGCGTATTCGTATCTGCAGAGCTGGTCGCGCATCGCGCGCGAGTGGCTCCGGGTCAAGGGCGACAGCGCCGCCGAGCAGACGTTCCTGAACGACACCTGCGGCAAGGCGTTTCAGACCAAGGGTGAAGCGCCACCATGGGAAAAGCTGCGCGACCGCGCGTCGCAGTCGCATTATGCGAAGGGTTTCATCCCGCTCGGCGCCCTGGTCATCACCCTCGGCATCGATTGCCAGGGCGATCGCGTCGAGTGGCAGCTGGTCGGTTGGGGCCGGGATTTTCGGCGGTTCGTGATCGACTACGGCGTGATCCCGGGACACATCTCGGACGAAGAGACGCGCAAGCGCCTCGACGGTTTGATGGTGCAGACCTGGATCAACCAATTCGACCGCCGCATCGGCGTCGACCGAGCGGCGATCGACGGCAACGCCTGGACCGAAGACGTCTGGGGCTGGGCGCGACGTCATCCACGCTCGAAAGTGATCATGGTGCGCGGACGTCCCGAGGATTCGGCGCCGCGTATCGCCCGCGTCAAGAAAGAGCGCAACACGCGCACCGGTGCGCTGCTGAAGTATGCCGGCCGCTTCTTTAATTTCGGTGCGTCCGTGCTGAAAATGGCGTTCTACCGTGATCTCGCCAAGGAAGACCCGTTGTCGAAGGGATTTGTCGCGTTTCCGCGCGGCCTCGACGACGAATACTTCCGGCAGGTGACGGCGGAACGCCGCAAGGCCGTGAAAAAGAAGGACGGATTCGAGCGCTACATCTGGGAGAAAGACCCGGCGCAGGCCAACGAAGGCCTCGACACGATGAACCAGGCGGAGACCGCCGCCAACAATTTCGGCATTCGCGGGCTGCCGGATGCGATCTGGCTGCAGCTCGAACAGGCGCGCGAAGTGCCGCTGCAGCCTTCGCAGGGCGATCTTGAGGATTTGATGGGCGTCGCCGCGGTCCCGCCCGCGGCGGCGCCGGAGCAACCGGTCGCAAAGCCCACCCCGCGCGGCCGTCGCGTTCTCTCGCAAGGAATTTGAACTTTGGCCGGCATCACGCTCGCACAAGCGCAAACGAATCTCGATTTGTGGCTCGCGGCCAGCGCCGCGGTTGCCGGCTCGCAGTCCTATGAGATCGAGACCGGCAACGGCCGCCGCAAGCTCACGCGCGCCGACGCCCTCGAAGTGAGGAACATGATAAAATTCTGGCAGGACCAGGTGAACGCGCTGACCTCGGCCGAGGCCGGCGGCCGTCGCCGTACGCGTTACGTGGTGCCGGAATGAAGAACCGGCCGAAGGTTACGCCGAATCTGATCGACCGCGTCGTCGGCGTGTTCTCGCCGGCGAGCGGGCTGAAGCGCCTGCATGCGCGGGCGCAGCTGATGGCGGCGACCGGCGGCTACAATGGCGGCGCGCGCGATCGGCGCCCGACCAAACGCTGGCGGCCGCCGCAGGGTTCGGCGAATGCCGACACGCTGCTCGATCTCGGCGACCTGCGCGCTCGCTCGCGCGAGCTCGCGCGCAACACGCCGCTCGCCACCGGTGCACTGGCGACGGTGACGACCGAGACGATCGGCGCCGGGCTGCAGCTGCAGGCGTGCATCGATCATGAGGCGCTCGGTATCACGCCGGAGCGTGCCGACGAGATGGAGCGCGAGCAGGAGCGCGAGTTCGCCTTGTTCTGCCTCTCCGCGGACTTCACCCGAGTGCAGAAATTCGGACCGATGCAGGTGCTGGCGTTCCGCTCGAAGAAGGAATCTGGCGACGTGCTGGTGATCCGCCGCTATCGCAAGGATGCGGGCGACGTCTATGGCACGAAGCTGCAGCTGCTCGAGGCGGACCGGCTGTCGAATCCGAACCATGCGCAGGATACGGACGAGATCTCCGGCGGTGTCGAGACCAACGTCGACGGCGTGCCGGTCGCCTACCACATCAGCAATAGGCATCCGGGCGCGATCCGCGCCACGGCACTGATCTGGGAGAAGATCGCCGCCCGCACCGACGAAGGTTTGCCGGTTGTCCTGCATCAGTTCGATCGCACCCGCCCCGAATTGACGCGCGGCGTGCCGTTCCTGGCGCCGGTGATCGAGCATCTGAAGCAGCTCGGCGACTATTCCGATGCCGAGGTGACCGCCGCCGTGATCTCGGCGATGTTCACGATGGTGATCGAAACGCCGAACGACGAAGACGGCGACGGCAATCCCGTCATCGGCGAAAAGGATTCATCGCTCGAGGCCAATGAAGTCAAACTTGGCAATGGCGCCGTCATCTCGCTGGCGCCTGGCGAGGAGGTCAAAACCGTCAATCCGGCCCGGCCGAATGCGAACTTCGATCCGTTCTGGCTGGCGTTCTGCCGGCAGATCGGCGTCGCGCTCGAATTGCCGTTCGAACTGCTGATCAAGCATTTTACTGCGTCCTATACCGCCTCGCGCGCGGCGCTCGAGCTGGCACGTCGCACGTTCCTGAAGGAACGCAGCTTTTTCGGCGACGATTTCTGCCAGGAGATTTACGGCTGGCAGATGGATGAGGCGGTCGCGCTCGGCCGGCTGGCGCGGCCCGGCTATTTCGCCGATCCGGTCATTCGCCAGGCCTATCTCGGCGCCGAGTGGATTGGGCCGCGCGCGGCGAGCCTCAATCCGAAGCAGGAGGCGGAAGCCGACGCGGTCGACGTCGACAACGGCTTCAAGACCATCGAGCAGGTCTGCATCGAGCGCACCGGCGGCGAGTTCGAAAAGAAAAACGACCAGCGTGGCAAGGAAGTGAAGATGCGCAAGGCCGTTGGCGCGGAGAAGCAACCGCCGTCGGCATTCGGCGCCGCGCAGTCAGCGCCCACACCCGACGCAGAGGACGACGGCAGCGACGAGGAAGAGCAACAGAACCGGAGCGCCGCGCAATGACCGTGCTGATGCCGCATATCGCGTCCAGGCTCTTCAACACTGAGTTGATGGTCGAGCCGGGAAAACTTCAGGCGTTTCTCGTCGGTCTCGGCGCGCGCATCGTCGATGGCGGCGTGGAGATGGCCGGCATCGAGCCCATCGAGCATACCGCCTTCAGCCGTCGCAGGCCTTCGGATGCGATGGGCAGGGTCGGCGATCCGCTCGGCCAGGCCTTTGAACGAAACAATGTCGGTCATCGCCTGGTCGAACGCGTCGGCAATGGCGATGTTGGGTTGATTGCGATCGAGGGCACACTGATCCACAAGGGCCGTTTCATCGGTCAGGATTCCGGCGAGACCTCCTACGAGGGCATTCAGGCGCAGGTCGCGCGCGCGCGGCGCGACAGCTCGCTGAAGGCGATCGTGTTCGAGGTCGACTCGTTCGGCGGCGAGGTGGCCGGCGCGTTCGAGACCGCGCGCATGATCGGCGAGCTGTCGAAGGAAAAACCGACGCTCGCGATCCTGACCGATTTTGCGCTGTCAGCCGGCTACCTGATGGCGTCCGCGGCCCGGCAGATTGTCATGGGCGAGACCGGCGCCGCCGGCTCGATCGGCGTCGTCACCATGCACGTGGATTTTTCCAAGCAGCTGGAAAGCCGCGGCATCAAGGTAACCTTGCTGGCGTCGGGTGTGCACAAGGTCGACGGAAATTCGTTCCAGCCGCTGGATGAGGAAGTTAAGTCCACCATCCAGGCGCGCCTCGATCGCTCCCGCTCGCTGTTCGCAACGACAGTCGCGGGCTTCCGCGGCTCGCGCCTGACCAAGGCCAAGGCGATGGCAACCGAGGCGCAGGTCTTTCACGGCGAGCAGGCCGTTGAAGCCGGCATGGTCGACGGCATCGTCGACCCGCAGCGCGCGTTCGCTGAGTTTCTGAAGAGCGTCAAATAGGCCAACCCCGGCCACAACCAGGAGACCACCATGTCTGCATCAGGACTGGCGGCCGTGCATGCGGCCGCGATGAACTCTGCGGCAATTCCGCCGCAGCCGACCGCTTCCGCACCGGCACCCGCGCCGGCGGCGCCCGCAGCGCCGGCCGCTGCCGCCGCGACAACGGTTGCCGATCTCGTATCGGCCTATCCCGACCTCTGCACGCAGCTGCGTGCGGCCGGCGCCACCGCTGAGCGCACCCGCCTCCTCGGCATTGAGGCGCATGCCATGCCTGGCCATGAGGCGCTGATCGCCAAGTGCAAGGCGGACCCTGCCTGCACGCCGGACATGGCGGCCGGACAGATCATCGCAGCAGAGAAGGCGCTGCGCGGAAGCGCTCTCGACGCGATCAAGGGCGTCGAGACGGCCGCCGCGGCTGTGAAGCCCGCGCCGTCGGCATCTGCGCCCAGCGCGCCTGCGGCATCCACTGCCAGCACGCCGGACGGCTGGAAGGCGGAGTTCGCCGCTCAGACGCCGGCGGGCGAAAAGCTCCGCGCCGAGTTCGCCTCGGTCGATGACTACGTCGGCTTCAAGGCCAACGAGTCCAAGGTTCGCATCCTCGGCGCGCGCAAATAGCGCCGAGGATTGCTTCTCGCCGCCGCGCGCGGTGATGCTCGGGCGTCCGTCATTCCGGCGGCGCCTTTTCCCTGAAACCTCCAATTGGAGATTTGCCAATGACGACTTTGGCAGCGAACAAGCCGCGCGCGTATGAGGGCGGCAAGGATGTTATCGAAGAGAACGCGTTGCTCGTTATCGCGGCGGACATCATCTATGAGGGCGGCGCGGTCGGCGTCGTCGACGGCTCAGGCCACGGTCGCCCGCTGGTCGCCGGCGATCGGTTTGCCGGATTCGCCAACCAGAAGGCGGACAACGCGGCCGGCGCCGCGGCGGCGATCGGCGTCGATCTCCGCACAGCCGGGAAGGTGCAGCTCGCCGTGACTGGCGCGCTGATCACCGATCGTGGTCAGCCGGTCTACGCCAGCGACGACGATACTTTCGGCTTCAATCCGGTTGGCGGGTCGTTCATCGGCTACGTGCACCGGTTTGTCTCTGCCGACGTCGCCATCGTCCGGTTTGATGTCGCCGCGCTGCGCGATCCGTGGGCCGCCTACACCACGCGCGAGACGCTCTCCGGCATCAAGACCTTCGATGCGGAGGATTGCGGCAAGCTGTTCTGTGTCGACGCCGCCGGCGATGCTGATGCGCTGACGTTGCCTGCGATTGCGACGGGGCTGTCCGGCCTGACGATCCTGGCGGTCGGCGCTTTTGGCACCACGGCCGTGACGATCGACCCCGCGGCGGCGGATATGATCCTGGGCCCGGACATTACCGGCGCCGACAACAAGGATCTGATCTGTACCAAGGCCACCCAGCGCCGCGGCGACTTCGTCGAGCTGATCGCCGGCGACGCCGACGGCTATATGGTCGTCAAGAAGCGCGGCGTCTGGGCTCGCGAGGCCTGATCGCCATCTGTTGAGTAATTCGCTCCCGCGCGTCCGGCGCGGGAGCGCTGTGCACAAAACCCCCGGCGAGGCTCGCATGGCGCGGCCCGCCTCCCTCATCATTCAAGGATCAAAACGCTATGGACCAGCAACTTTTGTCCAGCCGCGCCATCGTTGGCATGTACTACGCGCCGCTGGAAACCGATGCCGCCGGCAGTTGGATCGACGTCGTCTCGAACCTGTTTCAGTCGGATCAGCCGTCCGAGACCTATAACTGGCTCGGCCAGACACCGCGCATGCGCGAGTGGATTGCCTCGCGCCAGGCGAAGGGCTTCACCGGCAATGGCGTCACGATCGTCAACAAGCATTACGAGGCGACAATCGAGGTGCAGAAGAAGGACGTGCGCCGCGACAAGACTCCGCAGCTGCGCGCGCGCATGCAAGAGTTCCGCAGCACCGGCGACGACCACTGGGATGAGCTGCTGACCGACCTGTTGATCGCCGCCGAAAGCACGGTCTGCTACGACGGCCAATATTTCTTCGACACTGATCATACCGAAGGCGACAGCGGCACGCAGGACAACGACATCGCGGCCGATATTTCGACTGCGCCGGCCTCGATCCATGGCGTGACGACTGCGCCCTCGAACGAGGAAATGCAGTGGGCGATCGTCAAGGGCATCGCGCAGATCATGGGCTTCAAGGATGATCGCGCGCGGCCGATGAATACGCGCGGGCGAAAATTCGCCGTGGTTGTGCCGACGCCGCTGTGGCAGCCCGCCATGCAGGCGACGACGGTATCCTCGACCCTGGCGCTGCTGCAGCAGATGAACCCGAACATGGTGCCCGGCCTCGAGCTGGCCGTGCACATGAATCCGCGCCTGACCTGGACCGACAAGTTTGCCGTGTTCCGGACCGACGCGCCGGTGAAGTCGTTCATCCGCCAGACCGAGCAGGAGGTCGAACTCAAGGTGAAGGGCGAGGGCTCGGAGTTCGAGTTCGACAACGATGCCTGGCAGTTCGGCATCGATGCCTGGCGCGGCGCCGGCTACGGCCACTGGCAGCGTTCGTGCCTGGTGACGATGACCTGATCTTTTTCCACCAACGACCGCGAAGAAAGGCCCGCACCGCAAGGTGTGGGCCTTTTGCATTAGGTAGGACGTCCGATCAAACCGGAGAGACAGGTCATGAAGCTATATCGCGTTGCAGGCGGCGTTGCGAAATTCGGTCCCGGGCAGCACATGCTGCTGACGCCGGCGCAGATCGTGCCGCGCAGGGCGGTGCTCGAGCTACGTGACGGCGCCGACGGCAGCGCGGACACGTGGGTGACGACGATCACCGCGGTTGAATTCAAGGTCGGCGAAGTGATCGGCCTGCCTGAACTCGAACGCCGGCTCGTGGATATTTTGGTTCCGCTCGAGGAGCCGACCACCGAGGCGGAGCAGCACGCAGTCAATCGCGAGCAGGGCCGGCAGGCTGAGGCCGACAAGGCCAAGGCCGCGGAGGTCGCTGCAAAGAAAAAGAAGTAGCCGCATTCGATGCCCGTCGAGTCCGCCGACGACCGCGCCGTGTTCGTCAATGATTTCGGCGTTGTGGCGAGCTACACGCCGATCGGTGGCGCGGCTGTCGACGTTCCGGGCGTGTTCGATCGCTCGACCATCGACGTTGCGCTCGACGTGCCGGTGGTGGATCGGGCGCCCTGGTTCATCTGCCGCGACGACGATCTGCCGGATGCGGCGGAGGATGACGCCGGCGACACGCTGGCGATCGCGGGCGAGGGGACCTTCGCCGTCGCCGAGCTGCGACCGGACGGCACCGGCTTCACCCGTATTCGCCTGGCGGCCACCTGATGCCTAAGCACGTTCGCGCACAGATACGCGCCGCCGCGGTTGCGGCTCTGCAGGGCCTGCCGTCGACGGCCGATCGCGTCTATGCGGGCCGCACGCGGCCGCTGCCGGCCGGGCATGCGGCCTCGCTGCTGGTGTATGTCGCCGAGACGCCGGAGCGGTCGGACACGCACAGCATGGGCGAGAATGCGACGCTGCTGCGGTCGATGACCCTGACTGTTGAGGGCCGCGTCCAGCAGGCCTCGGAGCCCGACGACGCGCTCGACGCGATCGCGCTCGAGGTTGAACCGGCGATGATCAACGGGCCGCTGCTCGGCGGCCTCGCCAAGGAAGTGACCTTGATCACCACGACGCAAGTGACGCGCGCCGATGGCGAGAATCATAACGGCGTCATCTCGCTCGATTTCCGCGTCGTCTACATCACGCGCGAGCGATCGCCCAGCATCGCCGCGTAAACGTCCACACCCTCTGAGAAGGAATTTGCGTCATGGCCGCGCTCGTCATCGCTGCTGCAAGCGTCCTCTGGCAATCCGGCCCGAAGCTTGGCGACCAGGTCGCCGGCGAAGCCTATGACGCCGGCGCCTGCATCTATCTTGCCGCCAACGGCAAATGGCTGAAGGCGCAGGCCGATGGCACGGCGATCGAGGCCGGTTCGGAAAATATCGGCATGGCGCTGGGGTCGGCCGATGCGGACGGCTCGCGCATTTCGGTCGCGCTGCCTGGTGCCGTCGTTGCGGTCGGGACCGGCACGGCTGGCGTCGTCTACTGCGTTGGTGCGGTCGCCGGCGCCTACAATCCGGTCGCCGACATGGCTTCGACCAACAAGGTGACCGTCGCCGCGCAGGGCATCGGCACCAGCCGCCTGCAGCTCGCGCGCGACTACAACGCCGGCTCCGTGCTGGCCTGATTTCGTCTTCACCCAAACACAACCGCTGAGAGGATCAAGCGATGGCGACCCATCATGGCAAAGACGGCACCGTCAAGGTCGGTGCGAACACGGTTGCGGAGATCGACCGCTGGTCGGTGAACGAGAAAGCGGCGGTCGCCAACGACACCTCCATGGGCGACACATGGGAGACGCACATCGCGGCCAAGACCATCAACTCCTGGTCGGGCGATCTGCAGTGCCATTGGGACGAGACCGACACCAACGGCCAGGAGGCGCTGACGATCGGCGCGTCCGTGACGCTGAACCTGTATCCGGAAGGGGCGGGCGCCGGCGCGACCTACAAGAGTGGCCTCGCCTCGATCGTCGACAAGGGGCTCGCCGTCACAAAGGACGGCGTCGTGTCGCAGAGCTTTTCGTTCACGGGCAACGGCGTCCTGACGCAGACGACGGTCTGAGGTCCGCCGTGAAAGCAATCGAAGCGGCGCTTGCGTACACCAGCGGCCTCGGCATCCGTTCGATGGAGGTACCGGAGTGGCCGATCGACGGCCGGCCCCTGAAGGTCTTCTGGAAGCCGATGACCCTTGAAGAGCGCGAGCTGATCTTCAAGGGCGGCGATATGAAGCTGACCGACTATGCCGAGGTCCTGTTCCGGAAGGCCCTCGACGCCGATGGCACCAAGCTGTTCGACCTCGACGACAAGATCAAGCTCGCGAAATTCGTCGAGAGCGGCGTCGTGCAGCGCATCGCGCTGGAAATCCTGCGCTCGCCCAAAATCGAGGATCTCGAAAAAAACTGACTGACGATCCGCAGGCCTTTGCGATTTTCGCACTTGCGGATCGGCTGCATATGACGGTCGCGGACATGATGGCCCGCATGACCTTCGAGGAATTCCTCGGCTGGAGCGCCTTCTTCAAGGTGCGCGAGCAAAAGATCAGGGAAAGTTGACGGATGGCGACTGCCGAAGTCCTGCCGATCGTTGTGACGGCCAAAGACGAGTCGAAGTCCGCCTTCGACTCGCTCCGCGGTCATTTCAACGACACGAAGTCCGCCGTCGATGCGCTGAAAGGCGCAATCGAGGGCATGGCGTCGAATGGCGTCGGCGGCGTCAGCGCGGTGACCAAGATCGCGCAGCTTGCGAGGAATCCATACGTTGCGCTCGGCCTTGCAGTCGCTGGCGTCGGCATTGCCGCGGTCGCCACTCACAAACACCTGCAGGAAATCGCCGACGCCGCCAGCCGGACGGGCGAGAAGGTGTCCACCGTCGAACAGCTCGGCCTTGCCGTTCGCAAGGCGGGCGGCGATTTTGAGGCTGCCGCCAAAGGTCTGACGACGTTGAAGGAAGGCATAGAGACAGCTGTTCGGGACGGCGGCACGCTCGAGGACCTGTTTGATATCAACGACAAGGCTCTGACCGATGCCGCGGGCAAGGTGCGGCCGTTGCGCGACGTCTATAAGGACGTCGCCGGCTTCATTCAGAATGCCTTCAGCGAACAGGAGAGATTGCTGATCGCGACCGCGGCATTCGGCAGTGAGGCCGGGCCGTCGATGGTCAAGGCGATCATGGCGGGCGCCGATGCGTTCGAGCGCCTGAGTGGCGGCACGCCTGGCCTCGATGAGGCCGTGCGGCAGTCGAAGGAATTCGACCGTCTTTGGAAGGAGATCGCGCGTTCGGGCGATGGCTTCAAAACCATCCTGCTGTCCGGCGTTCTTCCGGTGATGAAGGTTCTCTATGCGTCGACCCAGGGCTGGGCGTCGCTGTTCGGGTCGAAGAGCGCCAAGGAATCTTTGTATCTGTTGAACAACGCCGGCTCGTCGCGGGCGATGGGACAGGCCGATGCTGACAGTTTCTATGCCGCCGTGCGCGGCCGCGCCGGTGCGACCAACATTCCGAGCAAGCGCAAGGAAGAGAAGGAAGATCGCAACGATTACGACCGAGCGCTGAATTCGATCGGCAAACACACTGCGCTGATGGAAGCCGACGCAAGGGCGGTCGGCAAGACGGCCGGCGAGCATGAGAGGTTGCGGGTCGAGGCGCAATTGCTCGATGCGGCGGTTCGGGCCAAACTCGACCCGACAATCGTCAAGAATTCTGAAACCTTCCAGAAGTATGCGGAGCGCGCCCAGAAGGCCGCCGACGCGCTCGCCGCGGCGCGGCTTCAATCTGATCTGATGTTTGAACGGTCACAGATGGGTCGTTCGGAGATGGAGCAGGCGGTCGCGGGCCGCCTGCGTGGTGCCGGCATCGATCCGAATTCCGACCAGGGGCAGTTCCTCGCGCAGCAAATCCGCATCAACGAAACGCTGCGGGAGACCGGCGACATCGCCCGCGACGCGATGAAGGGTTTCATTCAAGATTTACGCAATGGCGTCTCCGCCGGCGAGGCGCTTGTGAACGTGCTGAACCGCATCGGCGACAAGCTGCTCAACAAGGCAATCGACACGGGAATTAGTTCGCTGTTGAGCGGCTTTACTGGCGGCGGATACAACACCTCCGCGACCGGTGGCGGCAATCCGTTTCCGGTGCCGACGTTCCACGCGGGCGGCATTGCCGGAGGCGATGTCTTGCATCGCTATGTGCATCCGGCGCATTTCAACGACGCGCCGCGTTACCACGGCGGCATCGACTATGCCGGCGGCGAGATGCCGGCGATCCTGAAGCGCGGCGAGGAAGTCGGCTGGCCGGCCGAACTCGCGCGCAAATATGGTGGCGGCGGATCGGCGCTGAAGGTCACCGTCAACAACTACGGCAGCGACAAGGTCGACGTGCAGCAGCGCGACGACGGCAACGGCGGCGTCGACCTCGAGATCGTCGTCGGCCAGGCCGCCGCATCTCAAATGTCGAAGCCAGGTTCGGCGCTGCGCAGTGCAACCGACCAGCGCGGCCAGCTGGTGAGGCGCTGACATGGTCGACGCCTGGCCGCTGACGCTGCCGCAGAAGCTCCTGCGCGACGGCAATAGCGAAGCGATGGGCGACGGTCTGCTCGAAAGCCAGCCCGACGCCGGACCCTCGATGACCCGCCGGCGCACATCCGCCGTAATGCGCCCGCTCAACGGCTTCATCAACTGCACGGCCGCGCAGAAGGCGACGCTGAAGACGTTCGTTGAAACCGCGCTGCTCGGCGGATCACTGCCGTTCGATTTTCCCGACCAGGACGATCCTGAAGAGACCTGGCTGGTGAAGTTTCAGAAGGGCGGCCTGCCAAGCTTCAACGAGATCGCGGCCGGCCTTTTCCGGGTCGCGATCAAGCTGAACATCCTGCCATGAGAACGCTTCCGCTCAACGCACGTCAGGCGATGTTCGCCCAGGAGTCGGGCGAGGTCTGGCTGTGGCTGCTGACCATCACGCATCCGGAGCTGGCCGATCCGATCCGCATCTCGACCGACCCGACGACGCGGCTGACCACCACGCCGCTGGTGTACGGCACCACCAGCCGCGGCAACGATTACCTGTTTGTCGAGGCCAGTGTGAGTGTACCTGACGAGAACGACAGGTCGCCGCCGGCCTCGACGATGACGATCTCGAATGTCAGCCGCGAACTGATCCCGCTGGCCCGATCGGTGACGTCGCCGCCACAGGTACAGCTGGAGGCCGTGTTCGCGTCGGACCCCGACACGGTGCTGCTGGAAATCCCGCGGCTCGACATGATCGGCCTGCGCTACAACGCGCAAGAGCTGACGTTCTCGCTCGCGATGGATGCTTTCGCGAACGAGCCCTTCCCGGCGGGAAGCTTCACGCCGGCGGACTTCCCGGGGTTGTTCACGTGAGTTTTGACCGCTTCGTCGGCCTGCCCTGGCTGGACCGTGGGCGCGACGGGGGCGGCGTGGATTGCTGGGGTCTGTTGGCCCTTGTCTACGCGGCGCACGGCATGTCTGTACCGTCCTACGCCGGATCCTACGCAAGCGCCGAGCATCGCGCCGAGGTTGCCTCTCTGATCGCCGGTGCGCTGCCCGCATCCTGGCAGCCGATCGCCGCCGGAGACGAGCGCGCGCTCGATGCCGTGCTGATGCGCGAGGGACGAATTGCGCGGCATGTGGCCGTGGTCACCCGGCCAGGTCTCTT